TTTATCGTGAGTTCTCAAATATTCAACGAATGCAGCCCAGCTGCCTTTACCGAAGATGCAAACTGCATCGTACCCATATTGGGCGGCTTTCATTAAATTAAACATCGATTCGACAACAAGTATGGTGCTAGAGTTATTTTTATCGTACGTATAGAACAGTTTCATGTTCGGATCTGACTTACGAATGACGTGCCGTTGATGTGCTGGCGTGAGGTCTAAAAACTTCCTGGCATAAAATGCATAGTCGTTCAATTCAACAATGATATAGCCGAAGTAGTGATGCTCTTGATTTGTTACGGGCCAAATCTTAAAATTGCTTTTAAGGAATTTAAGATCAAACCCACGCGAAACCATGTAAGTTTTAGCCTTACGAGCAATATCCTCATTTCGACCAAAATCAATCGGAATTTTAATTTTCGGCGCTGTGAGCGAAGCAATGTCAGGTCGGTAAATCTGTCCTTTTGTCTCATACTTTATTCCATTCTTTCGTAGGAAGTCTGTTAATCTTCCCTGGAAACTGCATCTAAAACAGTTATATCCATTCTTGGCAAAGCTCAGCCCAAGGTGATATTTCTTATCATTACAATTGGGACATCTAACATTTATTTCACCACGACTCTTCCAGTTTCTGTGAACTGGGTCTATGGCAAATTTCCGCTCGATTTCTCGAACGGTGTCTCCAATATTAGTGAACTCTAGACTTTGGAATGTACGAGTTTCCATCAAGGCCCTTCATTGCAAGGATAGTATTATCAAACACATAAGTCATGTCTTCAACCGCGGCATGGTGTGAAATGAATAGCACCATCATATTGAGGTTGACCGCATATTGTTTAATAAATTCTATCACATATTTTGACCAAACAAGGTCGAGGTGGTCACAAGCCTCGTCAACTATTAGAAATTTCAGTTTATTGTTCTTGAAATAGGTCATAGCGATGTCAAGTAGTGAGATTACTATGACAATGTCTACCTTAGCTTTCTCACCAGAACTGAGCTGATCATACTTGAATTGCTGACGGTCAATTTCAATTATTTCATTGATGCTGTTGTCATTGATGCTGAAATGCATCCGGAAATCTTTGTTGTAGAAGTTATTGATGTGCTTCTGAATATTAGCGTTCAAAACCTTTAATAGGTCTGAGGCTAATGTCATTCGGGTTTTGGACTTGGGCGTTAACATCTCACGCCAGAAGTCGGTAATTTCTAGCTTCTCTTTAGAATCTTTCCATTCTGTTGTTGCTTCTTCAAGCTTGGCTTTTACTTCTTCTACCTGACCAGCTGACGAGGTGATGTTGCTGAACTTCTCGATGGTCTTATTGTTACTCTTAATCTGATAAACCTTTTCATTTATCTTGCGAGTGCATGCATCGGCGTCCTCAACCGCCTTTTCATACTTTGTCAATACTTCATCTGATTTTCTGGCGGTTATCTCTGCTAGAATTGACGCCATCGTCCCGGAGTGTTCTCGGACTTTAGCTCTTTCAGCTTCAAGAATTGCCTCGCGGTCAGGGATAGGCTGCTTGCAGGCATGACAATTTTCATTCTTTTCGTAATATTTTACTCTCTTCTGATGCTCAGAGATGTTGTGCTCTAACTTTATTTTACTCTCATTTAGAGAGTCTAATTCTTTGCCAATCCGCTCTACAACTGGGTGTAACTCACTCACAGTTGATGAATATGCATCTCGTAAATCTTCGAGCTCTTTTACTGCATGGCCGAGAGCATGATTTGCATTTTTCAATAGTTCAATGTTTTCATTAACGTTCTTGTTTACATCTTCTTCTTGCTGTACAAGGCTCTCAAGTGATTTCTTGAGAGCATAATATTCCGTATCGTTCTTTGTATGAACAGCTTGATCTTCCTTTACAACGTTTGACAATGTAAAGAAGATTTTAGAAACAATATTGAGGTTGAGGACTCGTTCAAGAATATCAATCTTCTGAGCCGAGTTTCCCTTAATGAATCTAAAGAGTTCAGGGTTTAGCACGTTATTGTTGACAAACATCTGATAGTCCATTCCAATTAGAGATTCAATCTTAGTCTGGACTTCTGTGTTTGTCATACTATTAGATATGCATATGTCGTTTTCTAGTAGATTGCATTTAGAGAATGATGGGTTCTTAGAACGTGTACGCTCAATAGAATATTCGTTCTTAACTACACCGTCAGTTGAATCAACAAATGATAATACAATCCTGAGCGGCTCTTTAGACTTCTTACAAACAAGGTCGTCTAGATTCAACTCTTTCTTTAGTGACCGACCATAGAAAGCAAATACGATGGCATCTACAATGGTTGATTTCCCTGCTCCATTTGAGGACTTGTCAAATTCGTCTATTCCCTTAATCAGAACAAGGTTTCCTTGATTCTCTGTAAACGATAGCTTATGAGATCCAAGGAACGAATTCATATTTTCCATTACTAGTTCTTTTAGTTTAAGAGACATACTCGTTTGAGCCTCATGATATATTGTTCAATTTCTTCAGGAGTTTTTCCCATTGACGATAGAATTTTAGTTCCATGTTCCACAATGAGGTCAAATACGTTGACATGATCCATCGCATTCGAGATAATATCTGTATCATTTAATGCTTCTTCTGAATCAAGATTCTTTGTTTCGTAGGCTGTGAATAAATGGTTGTAATCTCTAATAAAATCACTTGATTTCTTCCTTCCCTCTTCCGTGCTTAAGGAGAAGATTCGGGCATAAACATTTGTCAGGTTGTAGTTCTTTATTTCTTCTTCAATTCTCTTTATCTTCGTCTTTGTATTGTCGGGTTTTTCTAAATTGAATTTTACGAAGAATGGACAATACGGATTTTCTTTGTATGTTACTTTAAACGAACCTGATTCAAAGTCAACTATCGTAACACCCTTCCTTGTAAGCGAATCTCCGAAGTTATGATTAAGTGCCGATCCAACGTAGAAGAAGTTATCTCTAATCTGTTTCTTGAAATGGATATGACCAGAAAATACGGCAGTGTAAATATCTAGTCCGAGATCATCATATGAGTTGATTTGCCCTAACTGATAGGACGAAGAAATAAGCCCTTCATATGCCTCCTTTGTGTCTAAATGGCATAAGACATACACATTAGTTTTACTATTCTTATACTTATCGTGTAAAGCCTTAAAGGCTTCTCTTGTTTTCTTGGGATCTCGAATATAGGGTACAAAGATAAGATGAGAGTTTATTTCACTAACATATTTAACCTTGATGCTGCTCTTAACGAGGACTGTTCCCTGTACATTTTCAAATGTATCAACCGCCGAGACTTCATCGCTTCTATCGTGGTTACCTTCTAAGATAACACCAGATTTAGATAAAGTATTTCTATTGATTGAATTGACCGCTCTAACAACAGTGTTATATCGCTCAACATAAAACCGCAAGGCTTGATGGAACGTGTCACCCATGTTCACTGTCATCATTATATCAGAGTCTTTTGTAACTTTGGAAATCCAAGCTAAAGTTGAATATAGTTCGTCGACTCGCGAATACTCAGTAAATTGAAATTTACTACGTTTTACGTTAAAGCTATAGAGGTTGGCTGCATGCAAGTCGCCGTATAGGAGTATTTTCATTTAGTCTTTGGTAGCATTAGATTGAAGGGCTTTGTCCAATCCTGAACTTTTTCTAGAATCGTATTAATATTCTCTTTAATCAATATTTGCATAAAATCCATTGCTGAGAATGAAGGCTTAGATTCTATTGCCGAATAGATCAATTGTAGTGATTGCGGCGACCAATCCATGTCTATGAGGTCAACTAATTTATAATTCAGTTCAAGAAGCTCTTTTTGACCATCAAAGTACTTGAAAAACTTGGCTTTAGCCTTGGGACATTTCTCAAAATCATCATATAGCTCTTGCACAGTCCGAGGAGGCATTTTCCCAGGATCACATTCTCTAAACATATCAAACATTGCTTGGATCTTCTTGTCACCAAATAGTTTAATGCCAGGAATGTTGTCTGAAGAATCTCCTCTGATTGCTTTATATAGACGGTAGCAAGAAATTGGGAAGTTCTTGATTGGGAACACCTCTTCCATGTTACATGAGGCGATATATTGCTTCTTGTGCGGATTGAAAATCTTCATGTTGTCGTGGTCTAGAAGCTGGTAGAAGTCCTTGTCATTTGACACAACCGTCACAGTCTTGCCTCTGTCGATGAAATGCTTAGCAACAAAAGCAATAAGACAGTCACCCTCTATCTGCTTTACTATAACCAATTTGACAGGGAGGGTCTTTAGGGCATTAATGATAACTTCCTTCTGGCGTTTCCTGCTTTCAATTTCATTCATCTTGACAGTGAGATCGTATCCGGCTAAAGCCCCAAGGTCTATATTCCGATTGGCCTTATAGTCTTTATAGAGGCCCTTCTTCCGGACGTCTCTACCAAAGTCAAATATGATATAACACTCTTCAGGCTTTTCAGTCGCAATCAGCTTCCTCAAATGCTGCAAGAACACATATACAGCTGTAGTGTCCTGACTCTTTGAGTTCTGAAGAGTCGTATCTGTCATGGAGAAGAAGGCTCTAACAAAGAGGTTAGAGCCATCACACACTAAAATATCACTCATCTTTTAGCTCTAGATCCATGATTACACTTGTGAGCTCATCGAAAACCTCTATGGGATAATTGACCCATTCGACGCCAAGTACAGCTTCTACCCGTGACGTCTTCCAAACTCGATACAATATATCCGCTAGATCTTGATATTCTGGCTTGCTCATATTTCCCCCATGAAATGCGAGTAGATTGCATCCAATACAAATCGTACTTTCTTTTTAGGATGCCCTATCTCTTTTTGTGTCTCTCTTATGAGATCTTCATAACGGACGCTATCTCCGTTGATGATTTTATTTTTAATACTTTCTAATATTATACCATAACTTTCATCGTCTGGGAGATTTAAAGACTCCGCAGTCAACTTTAGAATGTAATCTCTAATTGCAGAGAGGTTCTCGAATTCATTATCGGAATCTTGACTAAAGTCTTTATTGAAATTTTCATCGTCAATAGCCATGAAATGCGGATCTTCAGAGTTGAGAGAAGTGTCCTGATAGTACGATTTCAAATACCAGAAAATTTTATTTCTAGCTACTCCTGTGAAATAAGAGAAAGCGTCACCCTTTTCTTTTGACCATTTGGGAGCTGCTTCTAATATTCCTACCCATGCTTCCTGACGAATATCGTCATTGATATAGTTCCGTCTAAGTAATTTGTATCTCCCAATAACGCCTGAAATAAGCTTGTTGAAAATTGGGTTGAGTTCGTTGATAATTTCATAATCCCTGGTCGCTTGAAACTCTATAAGTTTCTCTTCGACATAATCATTATCGAAGTACATCTTCTTGCTCATTTTAGTACATTGTAAATCCGGTCTTTATGTTCCTCGTAGACCGTATCCCAATCTTTTCTATTGAACTTGATGATGTTTTCTTCGTTTGTGTCCAGAACATCTTGGTTGAGGTTGAGTTCATTGGTTCTCCCCGTTGTAAGCCGCTTTTGTTCTTTCAACATTTCATAGGTCGTAAGCGGAACATCGAAAGTACCTGTGGCGTGATTAAAAATGAGGTCCGTCTCGAGCAAAGGTGTATATGCTTTGTTCTTAATTGACTTAGCCTGGATTCGTTTTCCTGTGATCCCGGCAGCCTCATTAATTTTTACAGTATTTGTGGCGTTCAGTCTCAACCGCTGGATGGCAGCATATTTAGGTGCATGTCCACCCGGAGAGGAATACTTTTCACCAAAGGTCTGGCCAACATTCTCTCTGAGCTGATTGACAATTAGAAGGGTTACTTGAGCCGACTGTATTGGAATGGTTAATTTTCTGAGCCCCATTGAGTTGACGCGAGCTCTAACGGCCATTTCCTTTGTATACTCATCTCCTTCTTCCATTTCAATTTCTTTCTTGGCAGGAGTCTGAGCAAGTGAATCCCAGATGATAAGGGCAGGCCCTTCCCAGGATTTTTCTTTGATCTTAGAGGTGAGTACTTGAGCGATGACGTCATAAACATCCTCAAGGCAGTTCGGCTGGACATAGATAAGCGTTTCTGTGTTTACTCCGAGCATTTTGAGGCGAGCCATAGAGGTGGCTGCTTCAGTATCAAGGTAAACAACAGGCATTTCTCTCTTCTGAGCATTTGCTGCTACCATGCCGGCAATAGTTGATTTACCAGAAGCTTCAAGACCGACAATTTCTACAACTCCTCCAATGATAATGCCGCCACCAAGCATCTTGTCCAGTGAGGGAATTCCTGTCGATATAAAGTCAAACTGATCGATTTGAATCTGGTCGGCGGAGCCGAAAATAGCTTCTCGTATTTTTAGGAGGCCGGGGCCCTTCTTTCCTGACCCTGTCGCTTCCTCTTTTCCTGCTTTAATTCTCATTTATTAGCTCCTTAAAATGGTAAATCTTCTGCGGGATCTGCTTCTGCACCCGGTCCAACTGATTCTGCCGGTGAACCTTCTACAAACGGTGCATTTCCACCCGGTTTATAGTCTGTATCTTTCTTAAACCCTTCAAGACTTGCGGCAAACTGTTCGGATCGAGCTTCCATTCTTTCGTTTCGCTCTTTATCTTTTTCGGCTTTGATGATTGAGTTTGAGTAATCCTTGAGGGCTGAAAGAACACTTCCAACAGTTTCAGTATCGCATACAACCTGTTCCTCTATGAACTTACTAAGAGGCTTTTCGTGAACGTTAATGAGGAGATTTTTATATCCCGAACTGTCGGAAGGAATTGCCACATCGGGATTGACTTCAATGTCAAACTTGCCTTCTGGATTAGTGAACAGCTTTATCCTGTGACGGAACGAATCGATCAAGTTGATGTCCTTATCGGTCATCAGCTTAGAGATTCTCTCCATGAGGATTCTGTAGAGGTAGTCTTGGAACCAGGCTATCTTGATTTTCTTTTCGTGAGCGACATAGGTCACGAAGAACTTGGTGGGAACTGCTATTCGGAATACCGACTTAGGAACTCTGTTCTCTAGCATCCAATTGTCAATTGCACATCCCGTACAATTAATACGGACAGGCCTCATGCCACCGTATTTCTGCATGAATTCGTATGTACCAAAGTGCGTGTTGACTTCCTCGAACGGATAGTCAATCTCACATTCGTCGGCAGCAATATCCATCAATGAGACCTTCGGTATAATGAAGAACTCATAAACAGTATTCTTTTTGAAGTTGAGATAGTCTACGGACCCGAAGGCTCCACCTGAGTCTGCAGCTTGCTTTTGGTGAGTTTGTTCAAACGTCTCTTTTGGGCGAATCTTCATTGCGTAAACCTCCATGCGTTATAGTTTATATTACCACATCTATGCGTTAGCGACGTACGGTTCAGATCTTTATTTGATTATTGATCTTCCTCTTGAGTGATTTTGCATAGTTTTCATCCACTATCTTACCATATTCTACGGTCGTAATGTAGTTCATACGGCAAATTTTTTCTGTCGTGAATGCATTTTCGGCAGGGCTGATATCCCTCTTCGCGTTATTTGCACTTAGAATGAAATAGGTCTTTCCGCCGGTCTCTCCATTCTCTGGCAGATCTGACTGGACTATAGGGATCAAACTGTTTAGCAGTTTAGTCGAGTTGATTGTGTAGAAAATGTAGGATGGCTTACACGAGTCCTTCACCACAGGGTCTATTCTCTTCCTGTGAATACGGATTGTGTTGACACTCTTGGAGAAGTCGGGCTCAAATAGCTCCGCGACATTTATCTGAGAGGTTTTGTCTACACTGAAGATAACAACCATTGTCTGATTTTCGACAACATCAAAACGATCGTCAAAAGCTTCTGACTTCAGGTCGTAAGTATAGAAGCGCTCTTTGTCTATCTTGTAGACGATTGCTTTATCCGTAAACGATGCAAGCTTAGGGATAAAATCTGCAATTTGTATACTAATGAAGTTCTCTGAGAACTTGTTCTTAAGCGGCTTCAACGGAAAGAACACGGAAATTAATTTTGTCGTTGAAGTCTTTTCAGTTGATTGCTCGACAGCCATTTTACGTCTCCCTTACATATTATTATAGTCACCACCAAACTCTTCTTCCGCAGCAGCAGCTTCTTCGTCGGCAATCTCATCTGCCTGTTCTTCGTCGACGCCCTGCCCGCCTTGCTGTTCTTCTCCCGGAGCTCCACCACCTTGAGCCGCCTGCTCGGCAGCAGCTGCATCAGCAGCCATCTTAGCCTGAGCATACACAGGATTAAGGATAATGTCGCCTTCAGGAAGTTCCTTGTAGCCGTACTGTGCTCTAATTTCGTTAACCGTCTTGAGATATTCAACCTCTTGCTTTTCGAGTCTGATTTTCTGTTCTTCAATCAGGTCGGTATAGCCGTGGAACGCAAATTCAAACTGTCCATCGGTTAATGGTTCGACAATATACTTATTAATAGTCTTCTCAATGAATCGGAGCAGCGGCACTAATCCCTTGTCTTTCGAGAATTTAATCTTCTCAATTGCGGAGGAGTCGTTCATCGGTCTGCCCTGGCCAGAAACACCTGCTTTGTTCTGGAAGTTGATTTCAACAGGGTCTATTTGATAAACACCGCATGTTACGTTGACAAGATACTCTAACCATCTACCAAATTCCATGTCGCGGTTCGACTGTCCGAGGTTAATCCAATCAACACCGCTTTCAGAGGCGAGGATAGGAGTCTTCCAAGCATTAGACACACCAGTTAGCTGAGCATGCCATGCTCTACGGAAAGCATCTAATTCTTCCCTTGGTACATTGGCACCCTTGATATTTATGATACCTTTGGGAGTTGATCCTTGGGTGAAGAATTTCTTATTGTACTCTTCTCCATAGATTTGGGCGGAGATGTAATTAAGGGCCATTTCAATCTCTGAAATGCCATAGCCATTCGCCTTGATGTCAGTAGTTGGATTCCTGACGGCGAAAGCCATCTCATCATAACCATAGGCGGTATATAGATTTCCGTCGATGAACTGCACATAATAAATTCCCTTTTCAATTCTGGTTTTTGGATCGGATAATCTAATGGTTCCCGAGTCGACCGCGTAGAATGCCGATGGCTTCCCAGTTGCAGGGTCTTTCACAATTTCAAAGCATAGCTGGTCAAAGGTTAAACTGTCTCGGACTATCTTTCTAAGGAATGTCCCAAAATAATCTCGCTGAGGGTCTTTTGACCTTGTTTCCGGCGTTCCGCAGTTGTCGATGAATTCTCCAACATCCATGATTGTTTGAACTTCTTCGGGAGTTGGATTTGGGACCTTCTTATCAGGGTCAGCCTGTTTCATTAAGAAATTGAATTTTCTGCTTTTCGGTATGACAGTGTAGCCAATTCTATCATTTGGCATGATGTAAGGAGTAGCAAACAATCCGCACTGATTGATACGAGTATTGATGATAGAGGCTATTACACCATTTCGGTATGAAATCTTTCTAAGTAGTTGATACGAAAGAGCCCATGAAGCATTCTTTGTTTTAAACTGTAGATAGTCAAGAACAAATAGGGGATCGTAGAACTTAGTTACTGGAACTTGATCTCTTGGGTCCTGAACATCCAGTACTTTGCCGCCCGACAGAGCAACCTTTTGGGCTTTTTCAATATTTTCTGCCGCCAAGGCTTGTGCAGCATCGGACTCGCCGAATGTATATGATAGATTAGACTTAACTGCTTTCTTTCGAGGCATTATAAACTCCTTAATTTGTAAACTGTTTCCAATCTATAGGAACGGCCGTCTCTGGTAGCAGGACGTTATAGTCAAGAGGATGCTTATTGCTATCATCATAAATTAGCTTCTGCTTGTCATAAACCGAGTGCTGAGGTGCTGGAGCGCCCTGGCCGAATTGGTCCTTATTGACAAATGAGAAAGAGCTCGTTTGTTTTTCATGGACTAATACGAAACACCCAACCGCCGTAGCCATGATGCTATCATCTTTCTTTCCCACCTGAGCTGCAGGGCGGCCGGCATCATTATAGACGAACGACAGTGCTTGATCGAGCCAAGTTCTACTATATACCACAAGCATGTTGTTTCTTAGTAGTTCGGCAAGATTGTCAAGAATAAGCGGTCTTGTCGTACTTGTTGTCACAAATCCCGGTTTGCTGTCTTTTGCCGTATAGATGCTAGGGTATTTGTCGAGAATCTTTATCTGGTCTTGCATGTATCCGTTAGCAGCCCAGTAGTTGAGCAAGTGACCGTGATTGTTTCTTTCAATTACTAGTCGAGGATAACTATAGAGAGC